GGATTTTGACACGGCTTCAGACGACAGGCCCACCATGTCGGCATATCGCTTCTCGAAGTCGAGACGGAGATCGGCATTCTTCTTCAGATCGTCGTCACGCTTGGCCTCGGCCTCCCGGAGCTTTTGCGTGTAGACCAATTCCGCTTTACGGATTTCAAGGGCTTTCTGCTCGGTTGCCTGTGTCGCTGTCGCCTGTTTGCGCTGGACTGACAGCTTCGCGGTTTCTTCCGCCGCAGCGACGGCATTCTTGCGTTCGAGCTCCAGCTTGGCCACGATCTGATCAAAACTCTTGGCTGCCGGAATATTGGCCTCTTCCAGCGCCGCTACTTCCTTCCTGAGCGTTTCCAGTTTGGTGGAAGTCTGCTCTATGGCGCTAGCCTTCCCGCTGTGTTTTTTTCTGCGTTCCTCCTCTATTTTTGCGGCTTTTTCCTCGGCTTCGGTTGTTACCTTGAGCCGACCGAAATACTTGGTCATTGCGCCGCTGATTTCCTGAATCTGCCCTGCCGCGACGTGATATTGTTCCCCCAACGTCTTGATAAGAGCACCGCGTCCGCCCGTATCAAGGGCCTTCTTCAGGACTTCAAGCTGATCAACGCTGAAATCCTTAAAAGTGCCTGCGGCATCGCTCATGCCTTTAACGTTCGAAATCTTGGCTTGTGCTGTGCGGAGCCGCGTATCAAGTTTGTCCAGTGCAGCATCTACGCCTTCAAGCCCTATGCTCCACCCTGTGGCCAATTCCCCCTTGGCATTCGCGGTTGTCTGCCTGAGCTGTTCAAGCGTGCCTTCAATTTCAAGGCTCTTGGCGATCATGGCGGCCATCTTCAAAACAAAGGAATCACCCTCACCAACAAGGCTGGTGATCATGTCATTCCATTCTTTTGTTGCCAGGCCTGCGCCCCTCATGCGCTCGTCAATCGCCCATACTTTTTCGGCATAGGCGTTCAAATCATCTTGGGTGACATTTTGTCCAAGTTTTGCAAGTTCCCGTCCGAGTTCTTCAACCTCCTTTCTTGCTTGAATGAGTGCCGCAGCTTTTGAGCTGTACAGGTTATCCAAGCTGAAGGTTTGCACACCAGAAACAGCACTGTTCACATCCCCAACAGCTGCGGCAATATCCGTCTTCATGCTGTCGCGCTGCTGTTCAAGCGAACGGCGATAAGCTTTTTCCTGCTCTTCGGAGAACGTCTTTACGGCATCCGTGGCCTTGCCCATTTTCTCCTTGTAGTCGTCGATGGTGGCCTGATGCTTGCGGAATATGTCGTCTGCGGACTGCGTAGAGCTGGAAAGAGAGGTAAACGCAACGATTGCCGCGCCCGCAGCAGCGGCAAGGCCGGCAGGCCCAAGCAAGCCGGACAGCGACCCGACAGCCGCCGCAACGGATGAAACATTGAAGGCGACGAGAGCGGCCTTTGCCGCTGTCACTGCTGCCCTGAGACCAGAAAGGGCCTTGATCGCCGCATAGACTCCAGCCGTCCACACCGCCCACTGAATGCCTTTGCTCACGATTGAGGCAATCTCGGCACCATGATCGGCAAGAACCTTCATGCCGGATGCAAGCTGTTTCATGACCTTGGCGGCAGCATCACCGTTCAGGAGTGAGGCCTGAAACCGCGTCCACTCCGTACTCAGCCTGTTGAGCTGTGCTTGCAACCCCTGCGAAGCCTCAGCCGCGGCAATAGCAAAATCGTCATGCAGGACCTTGGCCAGCTTCGGAAGCATTTCTTCCGCCGTCACCTGCCCTTTCTTCAGCATGTCGTCGAGTTTCGCCGTGGTGACGCCCATGGCCTTCGCCGCCATGTCAAACGCACCGGGGAGGCGTTCGCCAAGCTGCCCGCGCAACTCTTCGGCTTGCACCTTCCCTTTTGAAATCATCTGACCGAGCGCGAGAAACACGCCGTCCATCTGGTCTTTGCTCAGAGCCAGCGCGGAACCCGCCATTGAGACGGATTCGAAAATGCCGTTCAGATGATCCTTGAGTGCGGAATCCTTGCCCGCAGCGAAAAAGCCCTTGGCGGCTTCCGCAGTCCCCTGAAACTGCAAGCCAAGCCGCTGCGTCACATCATACATATAATCAAGCTGGTTCTGCGCGGCGGAAGATGAACCTGTGATTGTGGCGTAGGCCTTGTTCAGCCTGTCCATTTGAAGGGAAGCGTCCAGTACCTGTTTCCCGGCCATCGCCGCCGCAGCACCGAACGCCAACATACCGACGGCGTGGGCCTTTACCCCTGTCGCCAGTGTGGAGAGTGCCCCGGACGTGTCGCCCAACTGCACCCGCAATTTAGCAAGCTCAAGCGTGGATAGCCCGGCGTTCTTCTGTAGATACTCAAAAGCCCGGTTCGCAGTCGCGGCGGCCTGAGACTTGAGCATGGAATTGGTCAGGCCTTCAAGCTGCTTCGAGCTGACCCCGGCGGCCTTGGCGATTTCATCCAGCCCCGACACCTGCCCCTTGAACGCACCCGAAGCCAGCGCCGTCTGTGCCGTCTTCAATTCCCGCGTCAGTTTGTTGATGCCCCCGGTGAGATCCGCCTTGGAAACCGCATTACCTATACTCTTGGCAATGGCTTCGCCTTGCTCTTTGGCAACCAGCTTGGCGCGGTTCAAATCGGTTTCAAACGCGGAGTAATCACCACGGATCGCTATATAAATGCCGGGCGTTTTTCTTGCCATGCCTCACTTCCTGTCTGATACGGCATGGCGATTTCTGCGAATGGAAGTTGACTTTCTCTGTAGGTTATGGTTCGAAAAATAAGAAAACCTATTGTAGAGACTCATGTTAAGAAAAACTAACAGGGGGGAAGTGACAAATGGTCTCTGTCATTCAAGGAATATTGATACTCTTTGGAGCGTTCGCAGCACTTGAAGCTTTTCTGGCATATCAGAACGCACAATCAGCCATGCATCAGGTTTATGCAGGAACATGGTTCATTGTTTTGGCTATCTGCATATCTGGAATTGGCATTATCCAAGCTATTTCGAGTCTGAAATCACAGAATTCGATAGTGGAAAATTCGAGGAATAAAATTGAGGGAGAGTCCAAGTAGCTCTACCAGATTTTACTATGGAAGTGGTGTTGAACCCAAAAGCCATTGAACAATCAAGGCCGGGACCCCACATCCCGGCCCTTTCCATCCGCAAAAATCGCTATGCCGTTGTCAATGAACCGCTCACCGCGTAGGTGCGGAAGCCTGTTGCGTTTTTTCAGCCTGTTTCGCGGCGTTGCGGCGGATGACCGTTTCCACGGCCTGTACCTTCCGCCACATGCCGGGCGTCAGTTCGATGCCGAAGGCTTCCGCCACCAGCGCCAGCGCGTTGTAGTCGAACCCCACCGGGCCGCCCATGCCGGACATGCGGAGTTGGGTAGCGCCCGCCTCGAGCAGTTTCCACGCATCCGCGTTGTCGGGCATGAGATCCGGGCAACGCCCCTCGCACTCTTCGCAATCCAGATCGTCGCGGTTCCGGGAAGCCTTCCGGCAGGTGGCGCAGTATTCCGCACCGTCGCCGGAAAGCCACTCCCAGACCGCCGCTAGTTTTTTTCTTCTTCCGCCACGCCGAAGGTTTCGTTCACGATGGCCTTGTGCAGGGCGAGGATGTCGGGGAAGGGCAATTCGTCCGTCTGGGCCGCGTCGAATCCGGCGGTGGCGAACACCGCGTCCATGCCCTCGGAAATCGAATACCCGCCGCCCATGAGGTCGAAGCCCTGCGCCTTGAGCGCCTTGATGTCCTTGCCTTTGAGCGGGTTCACGATGAAGTCCTGACCGGAAAGAGTAACGGTACGCATGATGTTTTCCTTTTGAGTTTGCTGGTTAATAGGATTCCACGTCATTGACGAGGGTAACGACGACAGAGGCGTTGTCCGCGTTGTCGTTGAAATATGCCGAAAAGCTCTGATCCATCTTGATACCCGTGGGGCCGTCCACGGTCGGGCCGTCATAACTGAGCTGCACTTCCGGGACGCTGAACGTCAGCTTGTTGCCCTCATCGATGGCGAACGACAGATCAAGGCTGAGTTCCTCACTGTTCTTGGCCTTCATGAGCAGGGTCTTGTCCGTGATGAACACGGTGAGGCTGCCGGTAACCGCCATGACGCCCTGAGGCAGATCATAGACCCGCCCCTTATCGCCGAGCTTGCGGATGCTCGAATCCAGCCCGAAATCAATATTGAGGCTGCAATCCGTAACCACGCCGATCTCCGCGCCGCCGCTCAACAGGGAACCCTGAAAATTGTTGAACCGCTTCATGGCCACGGACGGGGCGCCGGCGTTGTAGTCGGCATCCACATAATCGGCATCGCGCCCGAGCATGTTGACCGTGGCGGTCAATTCCCCGTCGCCGCCCGCCTGCATAGCCAGAGACGACACCTTGCAGCCTACAAACTGGCCGTAGATGTCCCCATAGGTGGCCTGCATGACGAGGGACGGCATGTCCTTGTTGGACTTCCAGACATGGGTAAACGGCGCGGCGGCGGGCTCTCCCGTCCCGGTCGTGGCCGGAGCGCCGAACATGGCACTGAGCCAGTGGCCGAAAGCCCGTGCGTCAACCGGGACGACAACGCCGCCGGACACTTCAAGGTTCCCGTCAAAGGGTTCCGCCGGGTCATAGCGGCCCGTCAGCGTCCCCGGGGTGTTCTTGGCGCGGGACGGCTTCAGGGAAAACGAGTTGATGGGGAGGAGGACACCCCCCGGCGTAGTCGGAGCCACGCCGTAGGACGTTTCCACGTCCATCAGGACTTTGGTTCTGGCGCCGACCGCAATCTGTTTGTTGGGCATGTTTCAATCTCCTATTCGGTTTCGAGGAACCAGACCTTGAACTCCATGTTCACGCGGAAGTAATTCGTCCCGTCCTCGTACAAATCCTGATCCTCGATCAGGTGCGCGCTGAACCGCTGGCCGCTTGGCGGCATGGCGAAACGCACGGCCTTGGCAATGGCTTTTGCCTCGTCATAGTCCCGTGCCCACACGTCGATCTGAAGGTCGATTTCCTCCAGACCGGACGCCCCGGACAGCGTGTTGGCGGGCCTCCCGCCGAGCCGCTGGAACGTGACGCAGGGAAGATAATT